TAAATTATTCTCCCCCCGCCTGCCGATGCAATGAATTTGTCGAAATGTTTAAACGCTTGCACGACAACGACCTGCCCCTGTGGACTACCGCCCGACTGCAAAGCGTTTACGCCTTCTTCGCCACCTAATCGGCTAACGGTTGCTTCGTCTAATATTGCCTCGCCACTTTGCGCCCTTATAAACTTTTCGCCAGGGCGCAACGGGTCAAGGTTGCCCACCATGCCCCCAATATCAAAAGTCGGGGGCGGTTGTGATAAAACGGCTGCGGTTTGCGCTGCACCTGCTGCCCCAATAAAACCGGCTGCAACCGGCCCGCCTATCGGCCCCAAATCGGCAAGGGCCTTTATTATTGCAACACTGGTATTTATGGCAATCTGACCAACGCCTGCCGCCTTTTGCAAGTTAAACAAATTTACCGCTTGCCGCTTCGTAATATTTCCGCTGTTTTCCAACAGTTGCTCGACGGATGCTGCCGACTGTCCGATGCTGCTAACGATAGTAGAGGCAAGATTTAATTGCAGGTCGCGTAATTCTTCTTGTTGTCTTTTGCTTTCATTAAATATCGTTTTATTGCGTTGCTGTTGAAGGGCATCAATAGCGGCCTTTTGTGCTGCGGCATCGTTTGTTATTTCGGTTAATTCGTTTACCTTGTTTATTTCTTCGTCGATGCGTTGCAACTCAAGTTCGAACGAACTGCGCTGGCTGTCTTCGGCTGCTTTCGTTATGGCTAGCAGGGTTTCGGCTGCCTTTGTGCGTTCGTCTGCTGCCTTTTGTGCTGCCTTTGCTGCTTCGGCTTCGTCGGCTGCGCGTTGTTTCTCTGCATCGGCTGCGGCCTTTGCTGCTTCGGCTGCTTCTTTTTCTGTTTGAGCGACTAAACCCTGCGCTGCGGCATTCGCTTCGGTCGTCTGCAAAACGGCTGCCCGAAGAACTTGCAACTCTGAAACGCGTGCGGTTGCGCGTTCATACGATGTCCCAAGCTCAAATATTACATCGATGTCGTTGCCGATAACATCTAATATTTGTTGTATTTCATGCAATCCATTTTCGGCAGCAAATGCAGCTCCCGCAAAGTCGCCCGATAACGCCTGCCCCAAAACATTACCTAATGTAACGCCAGTATGAATTATCACTTCTAAATCGCGCTGCAGAATGTTAAAGGTTGCAATAACAGCACCAACAACATCATTTGCAATGCTGCCGAAAAACACAATACTGTCACTAACTCCGAACATGCCCTGCTCTAAACCTTCGGCTCCTGTTATCGTCTGCAAAAGTTGCGAGCCTACGCCCTGCATAACAAGCTTAATCTCTGCCATAGCCCTTTGGAATAGGGCAGCACTGTTCGCGCCTGCCTCCATGTCCACACCAAATTCTTTAGCCAAATCTGCGAAGGCTTGCATGCTTGATAACGCGCCCGATTGAATAAGGGCTGCCGCGCTTTTTGCCCCGAATATATCCATAGCTAACGCGTTTCTTTCTGTTTCATTTGCGACGCTGGCTAATGCTGCTGTTGTGTCATTAAAAACGCTGTTTGCATCGCGCAAGCTGCCATCGGCATTCGTTGCGTTTATTTCTAGCTTTTGAAATGCTTCTGCGGCAGGGCCTGTTCCTTCTGCTGCGTTTGCAATCGAAGCATTAAATTTTATTAACCCTGGCTCAAGAGAAGCAAAAGCAAGCCCTGAACCTTCAGCGGCAAGCCGAAGCCCTGCAAGCTGTTCGGTTGCTATTCCTGTTTTGGTGCTTGCGTCGCTTAACTCGTTTGCAAGGTCTGCCATTTCTTGAGAGAATGCAATAACAGCAACACCTGCAACGGCTGCCCCTGCTGCTATTCCGGCAACGGCTTTGCCGGCCTGTTTAAATGACTTGCCAATACTTTTGCTGCTTTTGGCTGCCACTTGTTCGGTTTTTTTAAGCTCCTTTGCTAAAGCTTCAGACATCTTTTTGGCTTCGGCTTCGGTTATGCCAGGTATCCGTTTCAGTTTCTGCTCAAGGTCGCCCGTCAATGCTTCAAAACTGACTGTTATTGTCTTGTTTACATCACCCATTTAATTTTTTTCGCCCCGCATTTCGTTTAAAAGTTCTGCTGCTAAAGCTTTTGTAACGGCATCGGCTGCGTTTACTGCCGGCCTATATAGCAAAGTCCACCAAACCAACGCGCCCGCTCTAACTTCGGTTGTGTTGCCGTTTTCGTTTAAGCTTGGTCTATTTCTGCCCGATAAAATGCCGGCTGCATAAGGCGCATCGTTATCTAACGATACTAACAAGCCGTTACTTTTTAAACCCAAACGAATTTTAAATTTATCGACGCTTCGCTGCGACTTGCGCCTGCGGACAGGCCACTCTTTTTCGGCATCGTCTTTTATTTTGGTTAACGTGCCTTCAAAGGTTTTTACAATATCAGGGTATGCCGTTCTTATTGTCTTTTCGAACATGTCCTGCAACGGCCCTTCAAGCGTTACAGTTGCATTGCCGGTTTTACTTTTAAAGCGTCGTGCCACTTGACCCCCTATTCTTTATTATAGCTAATTGTTCGTCGATACGCTTTTGCGTTATCCGGTCGCGTCGTGCGTTGCGTTGCTTCGGTGTTTCATGTGATAAAGTATATTCTGCGATTAAACGCTCTTGCATATCGGCAGGCAAGGTCGCAAACCATTCGGGCGACTTACCCCAACGCAAAGACAAAATAAGGGCTAAATGCTCTAACTGTCCGCGCCTTGTGCTAACGAAAAATTTGCGGCTTCTTCGACCCCTTGTGACGATGGCAACTGGCTTATCATTTGCGATAAAAGATAACTGCCGCCCGCATAAATATCGGGAATCGGCACGCCTTGTTTCAATAGGTATTCGACGCAATTACGACCGAAGCCTTTTATATCGCTTTTTGTCGGGTTATAGGCAGGGGCGTTCGAACCCAACTGGCGTTTATCAATGCTGCAACTAATCGCAGCCGCGCATAAATAACCAAGCTCAGTTTTATTCGGTTGTTCTGACCATGCCGTAACAAGCTCGAAAATAATAGCGAGAGAAGAACAGGGCGAAGGAGAGCAAGCCCCCAACGCGCCTAATTGTAAAGTTTTCATTGTGGTCTTATCCTGTGATTTATGCGTAAGTTAAAGCACCGTAGCAATTGAAGCTTAAAGTCCATGCTGACGGGTCGCCCTCTGCAAAACTCAGCGAACAAACCATTTTTTCAAATGTTGCTGTATGGTCTGAAGTATCGCCTAACTCTGTGCCTTCAACTTCAAATGTTAAGTCGACTGCATAATGTTCGACATAAGGCTGCCCCGCTGAACCGGTCGAAACATTCGCATTATAAAAGCCCGTTCCGGTGATAAAGTCCTGTATGCTTCCAGCATTCGACGCGTCGGTAAACTGTCGCATGTAAAAGTTAAAGCTGCCGGTTATGGGCTGCTCGTCACCTTTTCGGACGGTTGAAATTGTGCCACGGTCGCGCACAACTACTTCATCACGCAACGGTGTTTCGAAGCTAAAATTGCCTTCTTCGTATGCAACTTCAAGCGTAACAGGTGACCCCGTGCCGTCGCGAAATGTTAGCTTGCCGTCTTTTTTGGCTTTTGGTACTGTTGAAAATGCCATAATTAAAACCCCTTATGTTATGGTTATGGTGTGAAAAGTTTGAAATTCTATATCAAATAACATCCATTCGGTCGAGTCTGAAACATCGCGCACCGTGCGGTCGTATCTTATTTGCACTTCGTTTCGAATGCCTGCATAACTTGCTAATGTTGCTGTGATTACTTGCTGTTCTGTATCTAATGCCAAATCGTAATCAGTCGGATATGCATCTTTCGGGCGAAGCCGATAAGCAAATTTCACCCGCAAATTCGTTTGCATCATGCAACCCACGGCCCTTCGTTGTCGTTCGTTGGCTTGCGATGATGTTTGCAACTGTACTGCGAACCGTTTATGCGCTACGCTGTTTTCTTGCCTGCCGAAATAATCGGGCGGTATTCGACTTTCAGTAAAGCCCGATATCCCGTTTATTTGCGTTGCGACCGCTTGCCGAAGTTGTGATAAACTCAGAGCCATTTAATAACGCCTATTTCGAAAACGACCATATCTTCCAGGGTTAGACAAGTAAACAACCGGCTGTTTTGCCGTTCGCATGTCGGGTTCGTCTGCCTTGTTATCGTGGTCATAATCATAGATAAAGTTAATTCTTTTCCATTCGTCCTGATACATTTTAAAATGTTCTTGCGATAGGTCGAAGTATCTGCCGTTTGATTGCCCTAAGCTACTATGAAAATCACGCCAAATCAAATACAAAGTTAGATGCCTATGCGCTTCGTAAAAGCTTTCGCTACTCATGACAAGGTATTCAAGGCCCCCGCCTTCGGTTCTAAGCCGTCGTAATACTGTGTACCATGCGTCGTCGATATATTGCTGATAACTTGTTAAACTGGACGGTCGCAGGCTTGCCAAATCCGAATAAACCGCAGTAAGGTCTAAGTCACTAATCACAGGATAAAGTCGACGCAAAACAAGGGCAGTCATTCGTCGATATGTGTAATTCTGCGTAGGGTGGCCCCCGTCATGATTTAAAACCCACTCCTGCACATATCCCTCGCCAAGTTCTAGCGAGTCGGGCAAGCTTGCCGCGCTATGCGTATATTGTGCAACATTGCCCGATATGGTAACGGCTGCCGCGTCAATAACTTTATCACCACTTGGTTTGTATAGTGTGTAAGTGCCTTCGCTAATATTCACCTTTTCGCCATCACGATAAATAGTTAAATCTGTTAAGCATGATGTGTCACGCTGCAACAGTTCAACAATTCGAATATTTGGGGCATAAGGTATCGATTCAACAGGCATTTTAATCTCGTTTTTTTACTGCTTTTATTATACGCTGCTTTACTTGCTCGTGTGTTACAGATGTATTGCCGCGTTTTCTTTCGGCATCTAGCAGGCGTTTTGCTGCTCTGTTCATTGCTTCGCGGTCGCGTTTAAAATTGTTCATAGTAGCCCCGCGCATCGGTTTTTATAGCTTCGATGGCTTTGCGCATTTCTTCGACTTCGTCTTGTATTTTGTGCATTTTTGCGGCTAATTGTGGGATGTGCTGCTGTCGCACATATCGGTCGATATGTCGGGCGCGTCGAAGGCGGATTTTTTCAAGCATTGCATAATGTGGCATTTTGATAACCATATCTAACAACATTTGCAGACGAAAACGGGCGAAGCCTTCGCGGTCGTAAGTTGTGATAACATCGCCTGCGATGCTTTCAAGCTTAACAAATCGTGTTGTGTAATACTGTCCACCGTTGCACGGGTAAACACGCATATAATCGACTTGATTTGGTCGTATTATCGTCCACCCGTCGCGCTGTAAATCGGCTTGCCGGTTTGCGCTGTCAACATTTCGACCATATGCACGAATGCCGTTAACGCCTGGTCTTTCGTATTCTGTTTGCACTTCGGGCAACCAAATAAACCGCGTTGTCGGGTCGGTCTTCTTTTTTGCTGTGACCGTTATCTGTTCAAAAGTCCAGTTTTTCGGGCTGTGCTTAAAAAATAAACTGTTGTTAGGGGCGACCGGTAAAACTGGCATGTTGCCTGTAGGGGCTGCCCACGGTTGCGCTATATTTGAATAATCCATAATTTTGTGGCCTTATGTAGAGAAGGGTAACGAACACGGCCTGCCGAAAGACCACACACGACGAAACAGCCGTGCCCATTACCCATAATTTTAATTGGTCTTTTTAAGCTACTGACACCAAACGGCAGCCTCTGTTATCGTCAATAATGCACATGCCAAGATAAGCATGCCCAATAACAATAGTCGAAGCGGTTGCCGCGTCGCGTTCCATTTCTACAACAATATCACCCATTGCCATAAAATCAGACGCTCCGGCAAGGTCGGCAGGAATACCAGTGGCATAACCCAACGCGCCCGCGCCAAATATTGCGCCCTGTAAATCGCCACCGCCCGAAGTGTTTACATATGATGAGGTGTACAAATCGACATTGAGAAAACGACCAACAAAGCCAGGCCCCTTAGCACTGATAGCGTCAAGGGTAGCAGGTGAGTAACTAAAGATACTGTTGCTTTCGTTTCGCAAATCGTCTTGCAATTCGGTAAATTGCTTCGGGTGAACGATACCTGCGAACGGCCCTGGAACGCCTCGGTTGCCGTCGGCTTTTTCAAGGGTAAAGATGGCATCAAGTAAACCGTCAACCGTCATAACTGCACCGGTTGGACCTGCGGCTGCGGTGAAATCGTCGATTGTGTCTGCTGTCAGGTCTGCAAAATAAGCTTCATATGAACCCGCCATGCTTTGCGCAATGCGGAAAACATCGACATTATTGCCGCCTGCGGCATATGCGGTCATGCTTGCCATATCGGTGATTTGGTAACGAAGGCCCGCGCGTTGCACGACGCAATCAACAGATGATTTTGTTAATGCAGTGTTAGCAGAAAGGGCAGTGTCTTCGGGCGAAATAACGCTGAAAACATCGCGACCGTCAAGGCCCGCTTTTGCAACTCGAATTGTATCTGTTCCAAGTCCGTTAATGCTGCCCACGAAGTCGACATAAGGAGAATTTCGAAGGTTGTTAACATCGCGCAAAAGCAAACGCACTTCTTGAGAGATAACATTTGCCATTCGTAGGTCGGTAGTTAGTGCCGCCTGTGTAATTCCGTTAGTAATAGCCATTTTTAAGGCTCCTATTTTATAAAGTGTTTTTTTAAATAGGGTTTATCTGCTGTTCTACCGGTGCGACCGTACCCAATAAAGTGCATATGAAGCACTCAAATATATCTATATCATATTTTTTGTTATCGTGATGTGATGTTATAAAACATGGAAAAATCGACAATTTTGTTTTGACCAGTGCCAATGGCGCCAACATTGCGTTGCCCAAACATTACGCCCAAAATCACATTGCTGGTGCTCACTGGCGTTGTGCCGCGTTGATTGGTATACCTATCGCCAGCAAGTGTGGTTTTGCCAACTTTATATTGATAACCAATACTTATGCCTTGCGGCCCGCTGTTTGTACTCGTGCCAAGGCGTATAGAACTATCAAGTGCCATACCATTCATTGAGTCGGTTGAGTATGAAAAATCATTGAATAAGTTGATACCAATGCCAGCGGTGGTGTCATTGACAAAACGATACACATTAGTTGCGGGTCGCATTGCACCATTGGTAAATACTAAGCCCGACCATCCACCAACGGTATTATTGGCAAGCGTGGTGTTATCGCCCATATATGGCCCAAAATTTAAAAAGGCGTTGTTGTCAGTAGCTTGCGCGTGTGTTGAATCTAAATCAAAAGTGATGGAAAAACCAATGGTGGTGTTGGTGTATGCCGCAAGGTCTGCGTATGTGATGCCAGTATCAAAATACACGCTGGCACATGTGGTGGTATCTAAATAATAGCTATTGGCCGCGTCATCAATCTCAATGCGATGCGCAAAACCACCACTTCCAGCACTGTATGTGAGGCCATAAGAACCGGCCGCACTTGATGCGTCACCATACGCTATTTCATTCCAAGTAGCAGCACCACCACCACCACCAGCAAATTTAAACCGTGCCATTATATGCGCTCTAAAATAACGGTAATATTTGCCGTGCCACTTGCTGCGGCAATTGCAAGCTTGTTCGCTTTTGTTGCGCCTGCAAAACTCAAATCAAATTCTAACAGTTGATTTGCTGGCACGGTTGCAAAGTCGGCAGGCATCGCCGCCCCGTCAACAACCGAAGCCCATGCCACGCTTATTTCGGCATCGCCCCCAACGGTTACGCGAAGCTTGCCGGATGGCAAATTGATTTCTTGCTGTGTCGTTCCAACGCTCGCAATTGCTTTTACATGTGGAAATTCTGAAACACTCGATAAGTTTACGGCAGCCATGTTAATAACCTCTCTTGTTAATAGCTTGTCTTATTTGGTCGCGGTGTTCGCGATAAAAATCTAAATCACGCAACCCGCGTTCGATAAGATTATCCGAAGTCGGGGCAGGGGCGTTCGTTACTGCACCGGTATTCATGCGGGGCGGTTGCAGTGCAGGTTCGGGCGTTATGGTTTGCATGCCTGGCGTTTGTTCTGCTGCGGCTTCGACAGGTTGCAAGGCTTGCAAATGTGGTCGCAATGCAATTGGGGCTTTTGTCGGGTCAGAAACTAAATTGTTAAGCCAGTCGCCCAAATCAGTTCGGTCTTTCTTTGGCAACTTTTCCATGCTTCGGTTGTATTGCCATTCGACAAGCTCTAATTGTTCGGGGTCAGTTAGCCCGTATTTACTAACCGCTTGATAACGACTAAACCTGCCGTTTGCCGTTTCAACATCGGTTTTATATTGTTCTATTTGCTGCTGTAAAGTGTCTATTGTTGATAATCGGCCCTGCATTGTATCGATTTGTTCTTGCAATCCTGTTGCCTGTGCTTCGGCTTCGGCTGCGCGTGCTGACATTTTTTGTAGGCGCGTACTAATTGCAGATTCCATATCTGATTTCAAAACATATGTTTTGCCGTCTTGTTCTATCGTTTGCATGTGTGGTCATCCATTTCTAGGGTTATAAAAATTGTGCTCGTTCGCGTCGAATTTTATCTAACATTTCGACGGCTGCCTGATAATCTAAATCGGGGTTAAGCGTTTGTATTGCGTTTATGGGACTGATTAAACCCGCGTCAAGCTTTGCCAGCAAGTCGGCAGTTTGCGCTTTAAGTTCTTCGGGGCCAAGCTCAAGAGAATGATAACTGACACGATAACCGCTTTCGGGTAAATTCGTGTTTAAAAACCGATTGCATAATGCAGCCGATTTCGCTAACAGTTCTTCGTCGCCCAAACGAAACACGGGCGCGAACTTGCGCTGCGCTTCGCGTTGTCCTGCCTTGTCAATCGATAACGCATAACCGCTTCGGGGGTCGGCATTTCGTCGCGTGATATTGTCTGCCGATATGCCTGCCGAAGTTGCCACGCGCATTTCATATTTTGCAATGCTTTCGAGTAAATCCGCAGGGGCTACGGGCGGCTTGAAAGTACCAACTAACGGCTGCCCTGTTGTGTCGGGGTCGCTTTGTAAAACCAGTATACTGCTGGGGTCAGTTGCCACGGCTGCCCGTCGCGCGCTGCTATCGACATCCATTGAATTTAAACCGGCAACACTTGCGCCCAATATATATTTTTGAGACCATGCATTATCTCGAACGCAATGCAAAAACATCGAATAAAGCACGGCAGCATTTAAAGAACCATAAACGACGGTGCTGCCGTCTAAAAAGTTCCACATTTGCCCCGTCTTTTCGGCATGATAAACAACTAAAGGCATAAACGGTTCGCCCTGTTGATTTCGAAAAGGGTAAGCTTCGCCAAAATGCGTCGGATGTCCCATATACAATTCGGAAACATCGCGCCCCAATCCCCCGTTTTTATCAACAGAAAACATGCCGAACATCGGATTGTTTAAGTCTCGTAAATCGATAACATCTGCGACCCATTCCTGTTCGTTTGTCATTGGATTAACGCGGATTCTGTATTCTCTATAATAACGGGGGTTATCCGGTTGGTCGGGGTCGGTTTCGATGTAAACATTATCGGGTGTCACTAGTCGATAAGTTAAGCCTGGATAATCCGCAGCTCCTGTCGAAGTATGCGGCACAACTTCGACGCGCATAATTGATTCGCGCATGCCTAAAACATATTGCTGCGTGCGCTGCATCATTTGCCATAAACCCGCTTTTGTGGCGAAACCTTCACGACCTACTAATGCCGATATGTCACCTTTTGCAGTTACTGTCGGGTTATCCGTATATAAAACCGAAAGCTGCCGCGTCACTTGCTCGAATGGATTGCTTGATAAATCGGACGGCCCCCAACTTTCTCGCCTGTCTGCGGATAAGTGGCGCGCTAATTCGTCTTCAAGGTCTGATTCCCACGCGCCCGTTAGCATTCGTTTTCTTAAACCGGTGTGCTCCCAACGCCTTTGGTCTAGGTTGTTTGGGGCCGGTGGTTTCGCTGGAAAAACATAATTGAGCATTTTAATAAATCCTAATTTTTGCAGGCGGTTTAAATTTATTGTGGATAACGGGCATTATCGCATACCTTAAAGCGTCGATTGCATGCCCGTAAGGGTCTGTACTTTTGGCACTTGATGTTCGTTTTAATGTCCACCGTTGCAAGCTAGTAATTAACCGCGTGCATTCGGGTCTAATATAAAAATGTTTGCGTGCTTGAATACTATATATCATCGATGCAGAGTAATAAACCGAATTTTTAAACTTTAAGGCAGTTCGAATAACAAACGGCAAGCCCTTCGGGGGCAGTTGCAACACCTGTTCGAAGCTACGCATTAAAAGACCGTTTGACATCTTAAAGCCTGTTTTGCCCCTGCCCGAAAAATGCGCACCGTCACCCGTCCAAGTGCAAAGGGCGGGGTCGATATGATGCCGCTTTAAAAGTTCCAATATGCCGCGCGCATGATGTTCGGGCGAGGCTGCTCCCGCAATATATTCGCCTAATACATAAACTTTAGGCTGCGTCGTATCTAGCATATCGATTGCACATAAAACAGCAACTTGCGAATTTGGCTGGCTCCCGTGGTCGATACCAACTGCGAATTTATAGTCTCCCCCCGTAGGCACGGGTGAACCCGAAATCATAGACGGGTCGAAGCGATCGAAAACAAGTTGCGTCGGGTCGATGCCCACATCCCACGAACCATTTATGCGGGCTTCGCGGTCAAGGGGCAAATATGTTTCGGTTATTCGGTCGATTTGGTCTTGCGTTAGAAGTGGTTCGCAATGAATCGGGGTCGTATCTGCAACGGTTAAGGGCGACCGGTGGCAAGTTATGCGCCCGTCGTCGACCATTTGACGAAGATAGCTAACATCGCAGCCGATAGGAGTCATGGTTATAGCTATCGTTCCCGTTTTGCCGCCTGCGCCCCCGCGTAAAGTACGCGCTGCAAGTTCGCCCCAGGTATCTTCGGGTATTGGTTCGTCAATCGCGCAATAAGAAATCGAAGCCGAGGCCAATCCTAAACCCTGCCCTGCTGTTTTTATTCGAATAATGCTGCCGTTTTTAAATCGCACGATAGGCACTTGCCCGCGAAAACCTTTGCCATAAACAAAAACGCAATCCTCCATCAATGCACCTTTCGGTATCATCTCGTAAAGCTTTTGTTGAATCGTTCGGCTTTGGTCGTGGCTATGGGTAATAAGCCAGCTTTCATTCGGTGCAGGGTCGGTTTTAAGATATGGATGGCAATCTAACGCCCGATATAACAACGACACAACCGACGCGCGCGTTTTCCCGACCTGATTGCCGCCCAAAAGCAGTTTAATCGGGGAAGGGTCGCGAAGGAATGCCGCCTGCGGGGGCGTTGGCCTAAAATATGCGAGCGGGTTTGCCTGCGTTCGGGCTTTAAGTTGCATAATGCTTCGGGCTAACGCCTGCATTTTTGCAACCCTTCGCGCGCTTTTTCGATGATGATACGCGCCTGCGTTTCTTTGATTATGTCGGCAGTTTCTAACGGGGGTTGTTTCATTTCATGCGCATATAACGCAGCTAAAAAACCCAATGCTTCGAACATGTCTGCATCGGAAATATTGAACCGGTGCTGCTGTGTAATCACATATGCAATTAGTTCTTGTTTCGTCATTATAACCGCCTATTAATCATCATTTATTATTTTCAAACCATAATTAAATAAATATTCAATGTTATAGCAATAATAATCAAGAGCTTCTAAATAATCGCAGTTTATGTCGGCACAAATACATTGTATTAATAATTGATAATCATAAATAACAAGTGGGTCACTTTCTACAATTGCCGCGTCATATGTTGCTCTTGGTTCTATATAAATCATTATAGCCGCCTATCAAATAACGAAATGCACGCGTCGAAGTCTTGGAAGTTGTCGGCCTGTTTGCAAACGGCAATAACTTCGGCTTTATTAATGATGTTTCCGATAGCTTCGCATTCTTTGCCACTTGTTTTCGCATCGATGCCGCGCCCCGTCATCCGGCAGAACATTTCGCGACATAACCCTGCCCCGTTTGCTTCGATAAACTCAATAGAACACGGTATTTTAAGCAGGTCGGGTTCGGTTAAGTTTATTGCTGGTTTATGCAACTGCATTGTTTGTTCAACGATTGCCGATATATCGACGGGGGCAGGCTGCGGTTTATGGCGTTCGACATAAACCCAAACAGACGAAGTCAAGGCAACACCACCGAACACACCTGCCAAAATAACACTAATCATTTTATTATCCATTTTTGAATTTGACGATATTTGATGCATCAATGTTTAAACGGTGCTGCAATCGCTGCCGAAGTACGGGCGGCATGCTTAAAACTGCAGCTTCGATTTGCCCTAATATTTGTTCGTCGGTCATGGATTCGAGTCCGTCGATGGCATCGCTATCGGCTTCGATGCGTTTTAACTCAACAACAGAATTTAATAACTGGCGTTGCAATGCTGCGTAAGCTTGCCAGGACTGCCCAACGGCTGCAGCCGTTGCCGCCTGTTGCAGGTCGTTAATTTGCTGCCGAAGCAATGCAGGGGCATCGGTAATAACGGGCGGGGCCTCTTTGGGTATCTCGTCAAGCGGTGAATTTTTCCGATATGAATACCGACGCTCTAAAAGCCAAGCTGCCGCGCGCCAATCTTTGCGGCTGCCCTCTTCGATGCGTTGCAGCATAAAGTCGGCCCGTTCTTGCTCGGCCTCTTGCACGCGTTTGTAAAACTCAACCCAAGGGCGCAACCCCTGCCGGCCCTTGCCTAAATATTTATAAAAAGCTGTCGGACTAACGCCTGCGGCTTGCGCGGCTAGCTTATAGGTCGCCCCTTTTTTTAAAGCTTCGATTGCTGGCTCAAGTTGTTTTACGGTCATGCGTTTGCGGCCCATTGTTGTTTCCTGTTGTCGTGTGTGGTGTGATAAAATGCGGCAAAATTTAGGGGCCTTTTCCGAAAAGGCAATCGTGTTTTCACGGTGCCATAACGTTATTGCAGTCCGTTTTCCGTATAGTT